CTTCAGATCCCGAGCGGAGGAGCTGGAATTCGGTTAAATTAAAATCCGTCTAAACATGTAGAGACTTCGACGTAAAGGTTTTCGGACGCGAGTTCGATTCTCGCCACCTCCACCATTTAAAAAAGACAAACCCGTCTCTCTGGGGTCATTCTCCGGGGTGACGGGTTTTCTTTTTTCCCTTGTATTCAAAGGGTTTCGGCCGTTTTGACATCTTTCCGGAACCTCTCTCCAGCCACCAGATACTCTCCATTCTCCCGACGTTCATTCTCTGTTTGGGGCGGTATTCTCTGTTTTCTTCGGACAGGGTCCGACACGCGTCCGGTTACAGATATCCTTTCAGATTAAGCATTTAGCCGAATGACGGTATTTTTCGGTTGTGTTAAGACATCAAATGGTCGGGTCAAACCACCCGTTTAGACAAATCAAAAGTCTCTCGCAGGTTTCGGGAAGTGATATTTATTCGGATTTCCAGTGCCCCGGAATCAATAATCATCGGCTCCCTCGGGCTTGATTGTGAATAGGCAGCGATAGCAGCCTTCTTCCTTCAGGTATTCAATCGGGTCGTCTGTCAGACGGAAAAACTCCCGGAGCTTTTTTGACAGGCGCGGTTTCTGGTCCTTGACCTTGAAAGACGCATGCTGGCTCTGCCAATCAATCTGGCCGCGTGATTCGGCAAAAGCTCTAAGGAGCTCCCAAGGAATGGTCGGGTTGCCATTTCTGGTATTAGCCATTCCCATCTGGGTATAATTGTATTGGCCGTGCGCTTTGGTGGTACGGATGGAAACGGTATGCCCGTCAATAAATTTGATGGTGATACCGCTCCAGCTGATACCGGCAGGCGTGTCGAAATGAACCATACCTCCAGAATCCGGTTCAGGTACATCAGCCTGAAAGGTTGCAAATACATCGGTCGCTGGCCTGAGAGCTTTCAGGCTACCATTGGCTTGAATGGAAAATTCCTCGCTGAGCACGATACATATTGAACCACTCCGGCTCAGCAGGCCTTCGGTCCGGGGTGTCAGTTGCTTGCGGGTTGGAATGAGCAACGCATAAGAGTCCTGCCCAAGCAGGCGGATATTCCTGACGCTTTCGAGAAGTTCGTCCGGGTCGTTCTTGAAGGTCAGGTAAACCGGAAAATTGAAACCGGCGGTCGGCGTGTAATCCCCCAGACGGAAAACACCGGGAATGCCGTCCAGTGAATTTTCATTTCGTGTTATTCCAAGCCCGGCACAGATGCTTTTGTGGAACGATGACCGGTTCAATGTATAGACCAGCACATCCCTCTTGTTCAGACTATATGGCTTCTCTTCCTGCTCAGGGCACACCGCAGCAATATCATCGGCGCCATGCTCGACAACTTTTCTGGGGCAGCCCAGTCCACAGTCGGTTCTGCAATTGACCGCAGACACACGCTGATTGGTCAGCTGCAGTAACTTCGTTTCAAACCCACTGAAGGAATCCCAGCCGCCAAACGCATCCTGCCATTCACACCACGCAGCATTCTGCTTCGGGTGCTCTTCTAAAAATTGCCACAGGCGGGGTTCACTCACCGTCGTCCTCCGCGCCGGAAATGACAAACCCACGGCGAATCAGCCATTTTTCCAGAACTTCAGCATCATCGTCCCGTTTGAACTGAGCCCTGTTGCCGGAGCTGAGGGTAACGGTTCGTGGTGTTTTGGAGTCGGCAAACTTGATCTGGAAGCTGGCTTTGCTCAAACGGCCGCCATTGGGGATGCTGCGATCCCACTCTTCCAGTGATGCAAAGATGTCCTCGGCTTTGCGGATTTCGATCTCTTTATGTGTTCCGCCACGGAAGATCTGGAACTCCTTGAGGCGCACCCAATCGATCCCTTCAATATCATCACAGAGGATGGAAGCTGAACCAGACTCCCTCAACGGCTCCAAAGTGAATTTGCTTTTGCCATCGAAAAACTCGCTGTCACCAAAAAGATGAAGGCCAAACTTGGTGCGGTACAGTTCCTTTTCCCCTTTGGAGCGTGCGTTCATCCGGATCTCCCCATTCTCTGGGTTGTAAACAATCACGTCATATTTTTCCGGCCGATAGAACAGACTTTTGGATTCACCGTCCTTGATGATTGATTCCCGAGCGAAGGGCTCTCCATGACGGACAAGGAACCAGACAAAATCCTCTTTCACATAGATGAATACCTTTGAAGCCCGGCCCCGGCGCTTCTTGGCAAACCATTCATCCAGATCCGCTTCGAGGGCGGCGATGGTTTCTTCGCTCGGTTCTTCAAAGTCCGGAATGGTTTCTCGGGTGCATTTGAAATATTCAAATGAGCGGGGGCGAAACAGGAACTGCTCGGCATGGAGACGCTCGATGATATTGCGGTCCTGAACCCAGACCTGCAGAGCCAGGTCACCGTAAGCGGCATCTTCGGAGATACTGACATCGATCTCGGTGTCGGCAATGGCCTCCTGTATCAGGTCGAAACCCTCAGGAGTCGACATCTCGTTAATGTAATAGAGGGCTTCCGACATCTCAGGTGGTGTGCTGGTGTTCGGGTTCAGCAGCACGTTACTCATGACTGTATAGTCCAGTCCGTTTTCTGCGGCTGCCGATGGCAACTCTATCCCTCGCCCGGATAGATATTCGGTGTAGGGCTCAAAAAATGTGATCAGATGGCTTCGGTCAATCTTCCGAAGCATTTCCGGCTTTGAAAAGCGGCGAAGGTTAAAAGTTGCCATTAGTATCTCCTGTTTTTTTAGCTTATAGCTGTCCTTACATAGTGTTCTCTCAAATTCGTTTACGGCCCACTACTTTGCCGAGAATCCTCAGTTCATCTTCAGGTTTGATCCTGATCGGTTTCAGCCTCGGATTCTCCGGGACCAGCTCGATGAGCTCATTTTCAATTTTCAACCTTTTGACGGTGGCTTCATCGTCAAGCAGAGCAATAACGATATCACCATCTTCGGCAATTGGCTGACGCCTCACAATGATCAGGTCGCCGTCATTTATCCCGGCGTTGATCATGTTGTCACCTCGTGCGTACAAGGCAAAGCACTTGCCTGATCCAACCACAGATGCTTCCACCAGAACCTCGCCCGTGATGTTCTCCTGAGCAAAGATCGGATGACCGGCTGCAACCGTGCCGACTATCGGGACAGCCACAAGAGCGACCGCGTTTGTTTGGGGAGGTTTGGCTACGCTTAGACCGCGAGCTTTGCCTTCCTCTCTTTTCAAATAACCTTTGCGAACCAGCTGGTTAATCCGGTCATGCACGCTGGCGTGACTGATTCCAAATGTTTCGCTCATTTCTTTAACCGTCGGCGGATACCCTTTGGCTGAAACATACCGGCATATTTCATCAAGTGTTTCCTGCTGCAACGGCGTAATGTCGTCTTCTCTGTTTCTGCCCATAGCGTACTCCTTCTTTAAAAAAACAGAGAGCCCCAGTTTGGGCCGAATAACAAACAAATATACGACCTTATATCCATCAGGTCAAGAAATCTTGTAAATAAAATTTCCGACGGATTGAAATCCCTCCCGGTAAGTAACCTCTGACAGTTCCGAAGATTCCCTTCGGAAATGAGTTAGAAACCAGACAATTGGCCGGATGCCAGGCAGAGGCGGTTGTGGGTGCTGAAAAACGCGCATCCCAACCGCCTTTTGTTTTGGCACCCGCAGCTTCTCTCATCGGCACCGGCCCAACGGAGGCCCTTATGCTTGATGCGGAATTAGCACCTGAAAACCCTTATTCAAACCAGTTGACCGACGCCCAATTACCGGATGCTGAAGGCATTAAACCGGAGCAGCGGCTGGATGCTATTGCGGCCATTCTGGCCATTGCCGCACTCAGGAGTCGGTATCGTAAGGCCAATAATGCCAATAACTTAAAGAATATTGCAGATTCTTCGGGAACCTTCAGAGAAGGACTTGATTCTTCTGCGAGAAAGAGCGTCATTCATGACAACCGAGTCCTGTAATCGAATATAAGGAGTTGAAAATGGATGACTTGAAAAACAAAAACATGGAGCCGACCAAGACCTCGGTGTTGAGGCAATTGGCCACGCTCCAGAGTATGAGCCTTGATCAGCTCAAAGAGAAATGGCTGGATCTTTATGGAACCGAACCACCCCAGTACAAGAAGCAGTTTCTCGTTAAACGGCTGGCGCACCGTATTCAGGAACTCTTTTATGGAGGTCTGTCGGAGCAGGCAAAAAAACACCTAAAGAAGGTTTCCGAAACCGATCCGGTTGCAACCGTAATCCGCAAGATCCCGGAGGAACGGAAATCACAGGAGGCTATCCTGTCGGGCACTCGCTTTGTCCGGATCTGGAACGACCAGCGCTATGAGGTAATCGCCCGGGAAAGCGGCTTCGAGTATGACGGCCGCATCTTCAGATCTCTGAGCGCCATAGCGAGGGAAATTACCGGCACCCGTTGGAATGGAAAGATCTTTTTCGGTCTGAAGAGCAGTCACAGAAAAAAGGAAGGTGGTCCGAATGCTTAATAACAACAATACCCAGAATGGCCAATGCAAGACGCTTCGGTGCGCCATCTATACCAGAAAAAGTCACGAGGAAGGCTTGGAGCAGGAATTCAATTCACTCGACGCACAGAGAGAGGCGGCCGAAGCCTACATTGAAAGTCAGAAGCTTCGGGGCTGGAGAGCCATCCCTTACCGATACGATGACGGCGGATTTTCCGGCGGGAGCATGGAACGTCCGGCACTTCAAAGGCTGTTGGTTGATATCGATGACGGTAAGATCGATGTCATCGTCGTTTACAAAGTCGATCGACTGTCTCGCTCACTGCTGGACTTCATGAAGATGATCGAGCTCTTCAACGAAAAGGAAGTGAGCTTCGTATCAGTTACCCAGCATTTCGGTACCACCGACTCGACGGGCCGAATGTTTCTGGGAATCTTGATCACCTTTGCCCAGTACGAACGGGAGGTCATCGGTGAACGTATCCGGGACAAGGTTGCCGCCGCAAAACGCCGTGGAAAATACTGCGGCGGACCTGCTGTTCTCGGTTATGACGTGGACCGTGAAAACAAGAAACTGCTGATCAACCAGAGCGAGGCTCCGCTGATAAAACTCATATTCAGGCGATACACGCAGGTGGGATCGGCCAAGAAGGTGGCGCAGGAACTCAACGAGCAAGGATACAAAACCAAATCATGGACCACCAAGAAAGGCAAGGAGCGGATCGGTACCGAATGGAACACGGCTCAGGTCTACCGCCTTCTCAATAACAGGCTCTATATCGGGGAGATTGCTTACAAAGAGAACAACTACCCGGCTGAACATGAAGCGCTGGTTGACCAAAATACATGGGACAAAGTTCAGGACCTTTTATCTGAAAACAATCGAACCAAGATGAGCAAGGCCCGGGTGAAAATGGTCTCCCCTTTGAGTGGTGTAATCCGATGCGGACACTGCGACAGCTCCATGGGCATCACCTATACCAACAAGGGCGACCGGCGCTACTCCTATTACATATGTGAAAAGGACACCAAACGTGCTGTCAGCCGATGCCCATTGAAGCGGGTTCCAGCAGGAGACATCGAGTCCGTGGTGCTCGAGCAACTCGGTGCCGTGTTCAGAACGCCGACCTTGGTGGCTAAAACCTACTTTGCCGCCAGAGAGATAGAGGCTGAAGAGCGGCAGCGCCTGCAGGCCCAGAAAAAAGAACTCGAACAGTCGCTTCAGAATGTCAGGCAGGAGGCATTGAAACTTATGTCGCCGGACAATGACGAGCCCGGCCGTAACAGTCGACTGCCCTTGGTCAACCAACAGGCGGTTGATTTGACCAAGCAGCTCACCAATGTGTCGGCGCGATTGAAGGTCATCGATACAGAGCTGATATCAGAGGGTGATGTATCCGAGGCATTCCAGAGCGTGGAAACCTTCTGGGAGGACCTGTTCCCGCTCGAGCGCAACCGGCTGATCCAGCTTTTGGTGGAAACCATCGAGATCAGGGAAACGGGAATTGACATGGAACTGAAAACCAACGGCCTCACAAACCTTGTCACCGAGCTGGCCGGTCTGGCCTGTGAAGTCAGGGAAAGGAGTAACAGCTGATGAAGAAGATTAAACCAACTATCAAACTTTCAGACAGCGGGAATCTGCACATCCATATCCCCATGTTCATCCGCAGGATGCGTGGCCGCAAAATGGTGTTCACGCCGGATACGCTGGACGGTGAAAATGAGGCCATGCCGGAAACCGTTCAAACGGCCATTGTCCAGTCGCTGGCCCGAGCCTTTTCATGGGCGGACATCCTCGAGAGCGGTGAGATAAAGTCTATCAGCGAACTGGCAAGGGATCTCGATGTGGATTCATCCTACGTGGCCAGAACCCTGAAGCTGACCACTCTCGCCCCGGACATTGTCGAAGCCATCATTAACGGTGAAGAGCCCAGCGGATTATCCCTGTCAAAGCTGGTGAAAACATTCCCGCTCGACTGGAGCGAGCAGCGAGCGTTCTTTGGATTCTGCTGATCGCTATCCCACAAACCACCATCCCCAACAGCCGACCTTCGTGTCGGCTTTTTTTATGCCCTGACGAGTGAGTTCAACGAAATTTCACTGAGGGGTGGCAAAAAAAGTTAAAAAATATTTCCCCGTATCATCCAATCAAATCCCCCTTAAATTCAACGCATTAGCCAATCAAAGCGCATCTATATCAAGTGAAATTTCAGTGGTCCAACGAAATTTCGCCAAAGAAGGGTGACAGGTCTGGTGAACAGAAAAACGTTCACGACCTCACCCGGAGAAATCATGCCGGACCTGTCTTCCGGGAGGTCTTTAACAAAGGAGGTTCGGCATGAACCAGATCAAGAAGACAGAACTAAACGAACCGCAGCAAAAGCTCATCGAGCTGATGCAGCAAATCAACTTCGGGCGCATATCCAACATTCCAGTTGTTGGCGGAAATCCCGAACTCACCGCAGACACAATTATCGAGCGTGAAATCAAACTGGGCGGCCAGAACGGTACCCGTCCGGAGCTGGAAAAGGATGACTTCACCCTGAAGCAGGAGGTGCTCGCTCTACTCGAACACCTTACCGGCATAGGCGATGGAATCATCCGTCATCTTGAAATCAAGCATGGGCTGCCATTTCTGATCCGGATTGAGGAACGGGCAGCATAACAAACTGAAATTTTAGACACTTCGACAACAAGCTGGACGCAAGGCGGAGGCTGTTGTGGGTGTCGCCGAGCCAAACCTGACCGTGTGTTTAACAGCACGGCAGGTGGCAGAAAAGGCGAACCTGCGACACTCCGCTTGTTGAATCAGCTCCGTCCTCTGTTTCTGGCCCGTGCCGACACCCACGCGGTGCTCCTCCTCGCTCCGAGGAGGACCAAATGTTTTATCGAAATTCCTATGACGGCATCGATGGCTATGCCGCAGACCTTATTCGGCACAAAGCAAGACAACTGGTGGGTAAAGCCGGACTGACAGAAGACGATCGGCAGGATCTCGAGCAGGAACTGATGATTGATTTGCTGGGCAGGATGAAGCACTTCAACCCAGCCAAAGGCAAAAAGACAACCTTCATGACCCGCATCGTTGAGCGGCGGATTTCAACCATTCTGGAAGCCCGCTTTGCGCAATGCCGGGACTGGCGCAAATGCACAGCCTCTCTCAACGATCCCATTCCGGGCGGGGATAACGATTCGGCAGAGCGCATCGAGCAGGTTTCCAGTGAGGGACAGATGGGACACCACGGCAAGGAAACCATCGAGCAACGGCAAAACGATATCCGCTTCGATGTCGAGCGGGTCATTGCCGCACTACCTGTAGATCTGCAGGAGCTCTGCGAAAAACTGCAATCGAGCAACATGGCTGAAATCGCAAGGGAGATGGGCGTTCCGCGCAGCACCCTCTACGGACAATTGACCAAGCTGAGGGACGCATTCCGGGACGGCGGATTGGAAGAATACCTCTGATCGACCGACGCATCGCCCGGGGTTCCGGTAAGTAAGCATCGTGCCGCATGAAGCGGACAACCGGGGCCTCGGTAAACAGAAAACCTGAGAAACAACAGGAGATTAACAATGGAAACTTACAAGTATCGCTTTGATCAGTCGGTCCCGGCTCAGGACTTAGAAGATACCTTCATGCTGGCGTTGCTGGCTGTGGAAAGCATGTATGGACACTCCAGAGTGAGGATGGAATCCCGCTTCAATCTGGATAAGCAGAACCGCACCTGCTTTATCGATGCCGCGACCAAGGTCGGCTGTGATCTGGCGAGCATCTTCACTGGCTTCGCCACCAAGGAATACGGCGAGCGTGCGGTAATGATCCACCGTGAACCCGCCGGTGGCGGATGCGCCTGCAACGCAAAGGCACCTTCAGCAATGGAGGTGGCGGTATGAGCGAATTGATGACCACCACGTATTCCATGTGGCGGCTCTTCCGCAACTGCCGCAAGGCTTGTGAATACCGCTACCTGAGGGACCTTGTTCCTCTGGAGCGGGATCACAACCTGGCTTTCGGATCGGTCATCCACGACTGTCTTGAAATCTGGCATGGCCAGCGGGACCTCGAAAAAGTTCTCGAACACATCGATCAGGTCTATGCCAACCGGGCACAGGATGATCACCAGCTTGCCGACTGGCATCTCGCCACCGCCATGATGAGCTCATACTCGGAGCAGTATCCCGTCGAGGACTTTGATGTGGTCGCTCTGGAGAAGACCTTTGAAGGCCCCATCATCAACCCGGATACCAATGCGGCTTCCAGAAGCTTCGTGCTGGCTGGCAAGGTGGACGGCCTGGTCAAGAAGGATGGGCAGTATTTCCTTCTGGAACATAAGACCGCCTCACAAATCGATGCCGGTTATCTGGAGCGCCTTTGGACTGATTTTCAGATCATCATTTATGCGTGGTATCTGGAACAGACCCTCGGCATCCGTATCTCCGGCATCATCTACAACGTGCTGGTCAAGGCCAAACTGCGCCAGAGCAAAGGTGAAACTGAAGCTGAATTTGAAACCCGCCGTGCCGAGTTGATTGCAAAATCCAAAACCGGCAAGAGCAGTGCCAAGCGTAAGATGCCTGAGACGGATGAATCCTTTCAGCAACGCCTTAAAGAGAAATATCTCGAGCCGGGCATGTTTCACCGGGAACTGCTCTACATCTCCCGCGACCAGTTCGACGAGCTCCGCAGTGAGCTTTGGGAGCTTTCCAAAGCAATGCTGGATGCCCGTCGCCGCAACATTTTCTACCGCAATACGGCCTTCTGTTTTCAGTATGGACGCGCCTGTCCCTACTTTCCGCTGTGCCGAAGCGGTGAGAACCCCAACGTCATTGAAAACCATTACCAACGGGTGCTCCCGCACGAAGAGCTGCGGGATGGAGCAAGTGAAGACGCTGCCCCTGTTTTTTAACCCAAACCATACAAGGAGATAAATCATGCTTCCAAAAAGCAAAACCAAACCGAAAGCAACCCTGAACGACCTGACCGCACTGGTTTACGGTCCGAGCAAAATTGGCAAAAGCACTTGGTGCTCCCATGCGGAGAACGCCCTGTTTCTCGCCACGGAACCGGGCCTGAACGCCCTCGAAGTGTTCGAAGCGCCCATTACCTGCTGGGACGACCTTCTGCAGGCGTGCGCCGAGATTGCGGATGGCAAACACGACTTCAAGACCATTGTCATCGATACGGTGGATAACGCCTATCGCATGTGTGCGGATTATGTCTGCAAGAAGTTCAAGATTGAGCATGAGTCCGACCTTGGCTACGGCAAAGGCTATGCCCTCATCAACAATGAGTTTCAGCGTGTTCTCAACAAACTGGCGTTTCTGCCTTACGGACTGATCCTCATTTCCCATTCCCACGAACGTGACATCGAAACACGTACCGGAAAACACACGCGCATCGTGCCGACTCTGCCGGATAAGGCACGCAAGCTGGTCACAGGTCTGGTGGACCTGATTCTGTTCTGCGATCTGGACATGAAAACAGGTGATGACGGCAAGCCCACGTATCAGCGGGTTATGCGCACCAAGCCAAGTCCCAATTATGACGCCGGAGATCGAACCGGCCGACTTCCGGAGATGATCCCTCTGGATTTCCAGACCTTTCTGAAAGCTTTCAATCAAACGGCTTCCGGTTCAGCGGTGAGTGCCGCCCGGACAAAGTCGGAGCCTGCCACAACGGCTAAACCACAAAACAAGGAGTAATAACTATGAGTTGGAATAACGACGATACCATGGATCTGGCGCAGTTCGACGATGATTTTGTCACTGCAGATGTTGAAGAAAAGGACTTTGAGGCTGTTCCCGACGGGAAGTATCAGGTCAAGGTCGATCGCGTGGAGCTGACCCGCTCGGAAACTTCCGGCAACCCCATGCTCAAGTGGGCGCTGAAGATTCTGGGACCCACACACAAAGGTCGGCTGCTCTGGCGCAACAACGTCATTGCCAGCAAGGACAATGTGAAATGGCTCAAGCAGGATCTCTATACCTGCGGCCTTCAGATGGACAAACTTTCTGACCTCCCGGGCAAACTGGAAACCCTTCTGGATGTCGGGCTCGAGGTGACCAAACGCACGAAAAACGAATTCGAGAACATCTATTTCAACCGCCGGATTGTGCTTTCGGATGAAGATGTCGCAGCACCGTCGACCGGTCACGATGTAGACGACATGATTCCGTTTTGAGGATGGGCATGGTTACCGTTGTCGTTGATACCCGGGAACAGGAGCCTTACGGATTTGACTCGGAAGCTGTCGCATCAATCCGCAAGGCCCTCCCGGCAGGAGATTACTCCATCGAGGGATTCGAGACCCGGGTGGCGGTGGAAAGGAAGTCCATGGCGGATTTTGTCTCCACTGTCATCCGAGGCCGAAAGCGTTTTCACAAGGAGCTGGAAAAGCTCCGGCATTATGACGCGGCATGTGTCGTTGTTGAAGCCAATTACCGGGATGTTCTCGGTGCCTGCTACCAAAGCGACGCCCATCCAAACGCCCTCATAGGAACAATTGCCTCCATCATCATCGAATTCGGTGTGCCCGTTTATTTCTGTTCAGACCGTCAGGCAGCCTGCCGGTTTGTTGAAGAGTTTTTAATGCGCTTTCACCGGAGGTTCGCTCAATGCCAAGAAAAACAAACTCCCCGGCAAAACTCCGGGGAAGAATAGAGAGAGTTTATTATGCCGGGCCAAAGTTTTCAGCAGGCCGTTTACTCACCGCCACCGGAGAGGAAATCCAGTTTGCCGGAAACCTGTTTGCCCGTGAAAATAAGCCCGTGGTCCTTTTGGGGACGTGGGCCACCCATCCGAAATATGGTCGTCAGTTCAAGGTCGATGCCATGGAGCACGATCTTGATCTGAACCCGGAAGGATTGATTCACTATCTGGCCAATCACCCGGACATCAAAGGGATTGGTCCAGCCAAAGCCCGCCTTATAGTCGAAGAGTTCGGTGATTCATTTGAGGAGACTCTGATTGAATCACCGGAGCTTATTGCTTCAAAAGCCAGAATTTCCCTCGATGCCGCCAATCGTCTGAAGGAGGAATGGTGCAAAAACCGCAGCGTCAATGCCGTTCTGGCTTGGCTTTCCGCTTTTGGGTTGACCCATCATCAGGTGACCACGCTGGTCGATAAGCTGGGCGGCAACTGTCTGGAGATCCTAAAAGCCGATCCTTACATCCTCATCCGGGAACTGCGGGGATTCGGCTTCAAGAAGGTCGACAAGATTGCCCGCAAACTGGGCACGCCCAAAGACCACACACCAAGAATCCGTGCCGGTATCCAGTACTGTATGCACGAGGCACTGGATCAGGGAAACTGCTGGGTCGAATACGAGGACCTTGTTGATCAGGCCAACCTGCTTTTGGTGATGGATAATCTGGACAGCCGCATCCGTATCGAAGCATCGCTGGACAACCTGATCAGCGAAAGACTGCTCTCCTGTGAATCACACGCGGGACGTTTTCTGGTGGCGCTTTCCGATATCCTGAAAATGGAACAGGACATCGCCGCCATTTTCACCAAGGCAGATGCCTCGAACCCTCATTTCAAATCGACCCGCAATCTGCAGAAGCTGATTCTGCGTCAGGCTGAAACGCTCAATGAAAAGCAGCTCGAAGCGGTTCACTCCGCTTTGCAGCACTCCATCAGCCTGATATCCGGTGGAGCCGGATCGGGTAAGAGCTACACCGTATCGGTCATCAACGCGGTATGTGAAGAGTGCGATCTGGAGGTTGTTCTTTCCGCGCCTACAGGCAAAGCGGCCAAGCGGCTCGAGGAAGTGAGTGGTCGCACCGGAACCACCATCCATCGCCTACTTGGCTATGACGGCAAGTCCTTTTCCAAGGACAGCAACAATCCCATCGACGCAGACATCCTGATCATCGATGAATTTTCCATGGTGGATGTTCCGTTGGCTTGGCACCTTTTCAATGCGGTCGACTTTGCCAGAACAGCCATTGTCATTGTGGGTGACCACAACCAGCTGCCGCCGGTCGGACCGGGGAATATCCTTCGGGATCTGATCCACTCGAATGCCATCCCCACGGTCATTCTGGATAAGGTGGTCAGGCAGGCTGGTGTACTGAAGGAAAACAGCACCGCTATTCTCAAAGGAGAAGTCAGAAAGACCAGTGATGCAAGCACACAGGGATGCCGGGACTGGTATCTGGCGGATCAGTTCACCGATCCGGGTGCCGCCCGCAATTTCCTGCTGGACCTCTTTGACAAGCGGCTCGATGCCCTTGGCTTTGATTTGATCAAGGACGTACAGGTGTTGACCCCGACGCACAAGGGGCCGATGGGAACCAAATCACTCAATGAGGACCTCCAGCGGCTTATCCAGAAGCGTCTCTGGAATGTGAATGTTCCGGAAACACAACCCGGCCGCCGGTCGCCATTTTTGAAACACGACAAGGTCATTCAGACCCGCAACAACTATGACCTGAACGTGATGAACGGTGCTATCGGTCATGTGGTCGATGTACTGCCCAACGGCACGCTGTTGATTGATTTCGAGGGTGTGGCGGTTGAGATTGAAAAAGGCTCACCGAACCTTCAGGACATCCAGCTGGCCTATGCGCTGACAATCCACAAAACCCAGGGATCGGAGTTTCCCTGCGCTGTCGTGGTGGTCCACAAGGCGCATTCGTTCATGCATCACCGCAACCTGCTGTACACCGGCGTGACCCGTGCCCGCAAGACTGCGATTGTGCTGGGGGACCGCTGGGGCATCCGTAATTGCGCCAAGAAATGTCAGGTGGATGACCGCAAGACCTTTCTCTCCATTCTGTTGAACAATATGAATTGCCCTGAAGAGCAGTCAGCTTGTGCGGGGTCATTATGAGCATGGGCGGTTCAAATAATGTCAGAGAATACTACCGCCTGATAACCGAGCTCGATATTGGTGATGTGGCAAGGGATCTTCTGGCCGGAAGGATCACACAGGAATCCCGGCAGCGGCTCCAGTGCGATTGCCCGCATCACCAGAGTCAGTCCCATCGCTCACTTCATGTGATGCTCGACAAACAGGGCTGGTATTGCTTCGGCTGCGGTGTGGGTGGTGATGTCCTCCAGCTCGTTGAGTTTATTCAATCGGGTACGGTCACCGCCGGGCAATCCGGTCCCATGCCCGACAGCCATCGGCAGGCCCGTGATTTTCTTGCAGGGAAAGCCGAGATGCCGCCGTTGTCACGTTACGGCCTCACGCAGGAACGCTTGGAGCAGACGGAGAATGATCGCTCGTTTGAGATCCGGGTCAAAGATGCCCTGACCGAGCTGGCCCGCTACTATCACCAGCGGCTCAAGGAAAATCAGGAGGCGCTGACCTGGCTGAAAGAAAAATACGCCATCAGCGATGAGACCATCGACGACCTGTTGATCGGTTTTGCCGACAATGAGTCCGGTGTCATTGCTGCCCTGCGCTCCGGCGATCATGGCTTCAGCAAACGGGAGCTTTCCGCCACAGGAGCCTTTCGCCCGACCAGTCAGGACGGATTGAATCCGTTTTTTGAAAAACGCATCATCTTCCCATACTGGAGCCGTGGCCGCGTGGTGTTCATGATCGGCCGCAAGACACCATTGACACCAGATGCAAACTGGGAACAGGGAAAGTATAAAAAGCTTCCGGTTCACGATGAACATCAACGTCCTTATATTGGCCGGTTCATCAATAACGCGGTGTTGTTCAATGAGGACTGCCTGCTGGGCAAGCCGGATCACATCATCATTACCGAAGGCGTGACGGATTGCATCGCTCTGATGCAACAGGGATTCCCGGCGCTTTCTCCTGTGACGGTAAGAATCAGAGCCGCAGACTGGGAGCGTCTGGTTCCGAAGATGCGCGGACTCAAGACCGTCTATATCTGTCAGGATAATGAAATCTCGGAGGCCGGACTCAAGGGAGCCTTGCAGACAGCTCGCACGCTGGCCGAACACAAGATTGATACGAAGCTGGTCACCATTCCACTGAATGAGCCCCAGCAGCAGGCACGTCAGGAACTGCAGGAGCGGTTCAATATGACGGCGGCTGTCGGTCCCCGGGAACTGGCCAAATTGCTCGAAGGCCATTCTGCCGAGGAAATCCGGGATGCCGAAACGCTGTTGGCCAACGCCAAGATTGATGTAAACGACTTCTTTGCATCGGGCAATGGCAAAGCCGAATTTCAGGAGCTGCTGTCAGCGGCCTTTACGCCGGTGGAGTTCGGTATTCAAAGCCTGCCTGAGGATGCCCCGGAGGAAGAAAGAAATCGCCAGCTCGAGCCGGTTCTGGCCGAAATTTCAGCCCACTCACCACTGGAGCAAAGTCGCCTGCTGAAACTGGTTCAGGAACGCCTTGGTAAATCAGTTCCAATGGCGACGCTGAAAGAACAGGTTCGTTCTGTTCAACAGAACCGAAGAGACAATGCCAAAAAGGAAAAGAAGAAGGCCAAGCGTCTCAGCGGATCACCGCCTGGCTCATGCCGTGGTCGCGTCGATGAAGTATTGATCGATACAGAAATTGAAAATGGCGCACCGGATTACACCGCTGCAGCCGAAGCTGCTTATGACTGGTTTTCGGCCAACGGAGCCCAGTTTTTTTACACCCAGACCGGCGAGCCGTTCATGTATTTCGACAACTCCATCTACTGGATGGATTCACCCGATCGGGGGCGCAAAAGGCAGTATGCAGCCATGCTCTACAAGCATACAGGCATGGTTCCCACTTCCAATGGTGGTCGCATTTTTTTTGAGGTGTTACCCAGTCTGGCTATGATTCGCGGTCAGGTCCGTGATCATTTCTCTTGGCTCCATTCGGATATTTCCAATTTCACGGTTTACTTCAATCTGAACAATCAGGACCATGAGATTGCTCGGATTACACCTGACGGCATCGAGATCCTAAAAAACGGTGGAAACGCCGATGGAATTATTCTGGACGGCTCCCGCAAGATGAAGCCGTTGAAGTTTCTCAAGGATGCCTCGCCGGAGGAAGCCGACAAACTGCTGGTCGATCTTCTGATCAACAATATGACCTGCTCGCAGGGGGACCGCTTTCTGATTTTATCATGGCTGACCTGTTTTCTGCTGATTGATTTTTCCGGCACCCGGCCCATGACACGCTTTGAAGGATCGGCCGGTTCAGGGAAAACAACAGCCAGCAAAATTATTTCAGCGCTGCTTTACGGCGAACCTCAGCACAAGAAAGCCACCGATGCAGCCAATTACACTGATGGTTCCCAGAACCCGCTTATCGTCCTTGACAACATTGAGGTTCGGCAAATGAGCGAGGAACTGACCACATTCATGCTTACCAGTATCACCGGAATTGCTAAGGAGAAGCGCAAAAGCGGCACCGACAGTGAAACCGTGACCGAACGGACCAAATGTCTGCTCAACACAACCGGCATCGAACCGCTTTGCGGTGAGCTTTCCGAAATTCAATCCCGGAGCTTTGTCGTCAATTTCGATATTGATAATCAGGGCAACGATTGTTTCATTGAATCGGATGTCATTGCCGCCATACAGCGGAACCGGGATCTGATTATTTCCGCCCTGATGAAAAGAACCAGCGAGGTGCTGGCCATGATGAAGGAGGGCATGCGAACACAGGCAATGAAGCTGCTGCATGAAGCTCTCGGCAACCATGATAAAAGGCGCTGCAACGAATACCTCAGCCTGATGTATTTGATGCTGCTGGCCGGATCGTCTCAGGATCAGATCGAACAGGGAATGTCGACTCTGACACCGGCTTTCAAACAGCAGATCCAGACCATCAACCAGACCAGTCGTGAAACCGCCCGGGATTCCAATCACACCGCAACGGCGCTCTCGACATTGTTCAAAGCATGGCGAACAGCCGTTGAGGCCGACCGGAAAGACATGTACAACGATCGCAGGGTGGACCACATTCAGGAGTTCGTTGCCCGCTATCAGGTGCAGCTTGAAGAAGACGGCTGCCTCAAGGAGGTATTGTCCCGGGAGCTGTTTGTGGCGCTCAAACGTGTGGCCAGAGATTTTGGCCTCCGGTTTGAAATGGACTCATCGAGGCAGTTTGCCCAGCGCTTTGCCAACGACCTTGAAACCATCCGCGAGGCTGGATTTGATGTTGTCATCAGCCAGAAACGCTATGGAACAAAGCTCTACACCATCCGCTCAGTTTAATCTTGAATAAAGAGAAAATTTCTCATTCAACTTGACAATACTCGGCAATATGCATATATTGGATGGTGTTTAATGAGCAAATTTCTCACAAGGAGACTATATAATGATAATAAGTTTTTCAATTGAAAACTGGATGTCCTTTCGGGACTCGGTCTCCTTTTCCATGGTTGCCAGCAGAGAAAGGCAGCATGGAGAGCGAGTTCCCAAAGTGGCCAAATATCAGACAAGAATTTTGCCGGTTGCTGCGATCTATGGAGGCAATGCATCCGGGAAGACCAATTTTTTCAAGGCGTTGAGTTTTGTCAAAGGATTGGTCCTCAGAGGTAGCGGGCCAGATAGTCTGATTCCCGTTGAACCATATCGACTGGACAGTGCCAGCATCGAAAAGCCCTCTCGCTTCAAGCTGGAATTGCTGATTGATGAAATTATCTATGAATTCAGCTTTGCTGTAACCCGAAAGACGGTTACCCACGAAAAGCTGGTCCAAATCACCAGTACCAGCGAGAAGATTTTATACGATCGGCAGGGAGACACCCCGAATTTTGACCCAAGCCTCGCCAAGGATCAATTCCTGCATTTTGCGTTTAAAGGAACGAGGGACAATCAGTTATTTCTCACAAATTCGGTGTCTCAGAAGGTTGATATTTTTCGGCCTGTTTATGACTGGTTCAAGGATACTCTGGAGTTGATCGCTCCAGATTCAAGATTTGAACCGTTTGAACATTTTCTTGATGAAGGCCATCCTCTGTACAGCACCATGAATGAGATGCTGCCACAGCTCGATACCGGAATTTCCCATCTGGGCGGAGAGGAAATTCCCTTTGAAAACATCCCTTTTCCGGAAAGCCTCAAAAGCAAGCTACAGGAAGACGTCAAGGAGGGCATGACCATCCGCTTTCTCGCTTCGCCGACAAACGAGCGGTTTATCATTACAAGGAAAGCTGGTGAACTTGTTGCCAAAAAGCTGGTCACATTTCATTCAAGAAGCGACGGAACCGAAGCCAAATTTGACATCCGCCAGGAATCGGACGGCTCACAAAGGGTAATCGACCTGCTACCGGCATTTCTTGAAGTCTCGGCCACCAGTTCCAAAAAAGTGTATGTCATCGATGAGGTTGACCGCAGTCTTCACTCCCTGCTGACACGGCAATTGATCGAAGCATATCTGGCGAACTGTAGCACTGACAGCCGGGCGCAATTGTTGATAACCACCCACGATGTTCTTCTGATGGATCAGGGGCTTTTCCGGCGGGATGAAATGTGGGTAGCCGAAAGGAACCGCAAGGGCAGCTCCGATCTTCTTTCATTCAGCGATTATAAAGATGTCCGGTATGATAAGGATATCCGCAAAAGCTATCTCCAAGGAAGGTTGGGAGGTGTGCCCCGAATACTGTTGAGTAACGCCCTGACTAATCAAAGGGAGGATGACTGATGCCTCCCAAAAGAAGAAAATTCAGTCGGCCGCTGGGTGAACGCCGTTATCGGAAGATGTTCATTTTAGCTGTTGAAGGCATTAAGACAGAGCCGCAGTACTTTGCTGTATTCAACGATCAGAATTCCGTTATTCGAGTGAATTGTCTCAAGGGTAAACACGACAGCTCGCCGCCTCAGGTGCTTGCCAGAATGGAAAACCACCTGAAAAAGGAAGGTTTGAAAAAGTCGGATGAAGCATGGCTGGTGGTCGACAAGGACCAATGGACTGACGAACAATTGTCACAGATACATCAATGGTCCCAGCAGGCTGATAATTATGGATTTGCACTCAGTAATCCCAAATTCGAATTGTGGCTTCTTCTGCATTTTGAGGATGGTGGAGGTGCCAGCAGTTCACAGATATGTTCCCAAAAATTAGAGCGTCATCTCCCCAGTTACGACAAAGGCATCGATATAAGAAAAATATCGGACACAATGATTGCCGATGCCATCAGGAGAGCCAGACAACGGGACAGCCCTCAGTGCGATGACTGGCCGCGCACAACAGGAACGACCGTCTACAAACTTGTTGAAAACATACTGGAATCTCCCAGGAACCAATAACATCAGGAGACATGCAAATGGCAAATAACAAAAAACAGACTTCAACACAAATCGCTTCATTGGCTTCTGATATTCTCAAAGATCAGAATGCCTCCCAGATCCAGAAATCCTTGGCTGGATCGGCACTGTCACAATCAAAATCTAAGCATCAGACTGGTGCGGAGATGGAAGATGTCGCATCAAAGGTTCTGCAGAGCTCAAAATACAACGATACGACAAAATCTCTGGCAGGCTCCATTTTGTCTCAGTCCAACAAAGAACGCTGATTTTCATAAATCATATCCCTTTGAAGCCCGTGGACTCATTTCTGCGGGCTTTTTGTTTATATGCCCGGCAGATTCCGGCGAAACTGTTATCCCGCAGGCAAAACGATTAGAAACCGGCATCTGGCTGGTAAAATCGTTACAAAGGCCGCCGATGTAGAAAGACCTTTCTACAATGTAGAATGTCCAAAGAGCACCTTTCTACAACGCAAGTAACTGATATTTATGGTGTTACGCGGCAGGCGTAGAAAGTGTAGAAAGGTTTCAGAGGTTACTCCCCCTTACTGTTCATTTTTTCAATTCACTGGATAAAGGGCATGCATAAAAAAATTGGGTTATGCGTGAGTAATATTCCTATACCTTTCTACACTTTCTACAAAAACATATATAACTAACTGCTATTACTACTGTTAAGAGATGTAGAAAGGGGGTGTAGAAAGGTCCCTGAACGTAGAAACCCCTTTCTACGCTTTTTACCATCCGACACACATGGTCCGGCTCCGGTAAGTAACGGGAAGAAAAATAAACCCGAAATTCCGGAGGTCACCCATGAGCCTTTTACAAACCATGCTCACGCATCTCGATTCCCCAGAGTGTGAGCCTTCCCAACAAACTCCGCAGCCAACTGAAAATGACAGCAGCGCACCGGAGCCCGATCTTTTTGTATCCACCGATCTGGATACCGCACAATTCGAGTGGGCCGTCACGTCCGCCAGCGATGTTGAATACAACGGCAAAATCTATCGACGTCTCGAGCCGGAGTACTTCGCATGGCTCCGGTCACGGATGCTGGCAGCCCAGTCCGCCTTCAAAGCCGGTAAGCTTCCGGAATCAACATGGGAAAGCCTGAAAAGCAGGTTCAACCCGCTTCAGGAATACGCGGTTCAGACATTCGGCAAGGAAGCTCTTCAGCAGGCATCTCGCCAGCTTAGCCCGCAGAATTACCCAGCTCCCCGCCATGTTCCGGCAAAACCTGAGAAACCTGCAGAACCTCCCAAGAACAACTGGATTTATCCGCCAGAAGAAGCTTGGAATTGTATAGAGCAAGTCAGTGCGGAAGCATTGGCCAAAGTTGATGCAATCAAGGAGGAAGCCATGTCCAAGAAATGGTCTGAAGCCAGGCTTTACCAGAATCAGGGACGATATCGGTTCCCCTGCGGTCAGGATTACGGACTGGTCTGCTTTGTCGGCGGTGATCGAAAGATTGGAGCCGTGACGGAAAAGAATATCGAAATCATCCACAGCCCGGATACACCGCGTCCCAGCACGCTTAGGTTTCACAACCCAGATGTTCCGCAGCCGTGGTTGAAGAAAGTGGAGAGTAACCATGAGCATTAAGAAATACGCCAATGCCGAACACATCCTCACGAGAGAGCTGCTCAAGGAGGTTCAGAAGCATCATTCCGGCATTCTTTGGATTCCAGCGCCGGGCAGTTTTTACAAGGAGCGCAGGCAGCTGGTCATTGCCCTGAAAAGTCAGGGAATCGAAACCGATGAAATTGCCAGCCTTGCCGGTATCACACGTCGCCGGGTCAATCAGATCCTTGCGGACCACAGAAAAGAAACCGATGCCCGACAGGTTGAGGACTCTTCCGGTATGTAAGGCTTGAGGTGCGGGAAAAAGGGCTAAATCTGCCTTCCGCCCCGAACCCCGACTTAGCAAAACGAAAATGAAAAACCGGAGATAACCCTTGGCGATATCGAAAACAGACAAAAGCAGCTTAGACAGATGGCATCGGAATGAGGGTAAAGCCGAACACTCCGAGGCCATGAAAAACAAGGTCGAAGCGATGCAAGGGAACCTTCAAACCCTCAAGCATGGCATCTTTGCCGACCGCTGCCTGACTCCGGAAGAGAAGGTCATGTTCGACAGCATCATTGAAAAGCTGCACGAGGACTTCCAGTTCAACAAATCCAGTGACTTCCTGCAGGTCGAGCTGGTGGGCATCTACTCGGTGAAGCTGGTCCGGGCACAGGTCGAAGGCAACACACAGGCGGCCGAGAGTCTCGACCGGATGATCCGCTGCCACATGAAGGATCTTAAGACCACCAAGATTTCCCGCGAGGGTGAAGAGCCGAAAGGTCCGCAGACTTCACCGGCTGAATGGGCCTCCGCTCTTCTCGAAAAAGTGAGCGAGACCGCCGCACAGAAGACCGCTTCCGTGAAAAAGCCGAAAAAAAGTTCAGATAACACCGGAGCCTCAAAAAGAAAGAGTGCGAAGGATTAGGCAGTTATGGAGGCTCAAGATGACAAAAATTTCAGATAAGGCATGTTCCCGGAAATTTCAGTTAAACAAAATTTCTCGAACGGCGGGTATGAACCATCGGTTCAGCATCAGCTTCCTCCAATCCTGTGTGCATAAAACCATACACAAGAAAATCAACTTTATTGGCTTATGCGCACATAACGCCATAAATCCCAAAGTGGACTGTATGGCCTTGTGTGCGCATAACGCCATATACAGCAATTCGAATACGTGCCCCGGGAATGAAAAAGGAGCAGCAGGAGCCGCTCCGGATGTTCGGGTGAACACTGCTGTCACAGTCTTTCAAGGGCATCCTCGAGCTGGCCATCGACAAGGTGGGTGTAAATCTGGGTCGTTGAAATATCCCGGTGCCCCAGCGCCCTCTGCACGACAAGCAGGTCACTGGTGGCACCGTAAAGGTGGGTTGCAAACGTATGCCGCAGGCCATGCGGAGTCAGGTTCTTTTCAATCCCGGCCTTCCTCAGCCACAAGGCTATTCGGTTGGCTATCTGCCGCTGGCAAAGACGTGTTCCTCTATTGGACAGAAACAGTGCGCTGCATGGCGCTGTGCTTTGCCGGGATCGTTCTTTCAAATATCTGTTTAGCAGGATGCGGAGGTCGGTTTTTATGAACTTGACCTGCACCACATTCCCTTTGGCTCTGACTCTCAAATGCTTTGCATCGAGGTCGATATCGTCCACGTCCAATGCCTCAAGCTCGCCGATACGGATGCCGGTGCCAAGCAGGACTTCGATCATGACCCGATCCCGCATTCCGGCAAAGCCCGTGCGACCTTTTACCTCTTTCAGCAATGCCTTCTTTTCTGAAGCCGTAAGAAACACCGGCGGCTTCTGCGCCAGTCTTTTCATGCGAACCGACCGAGCCGGGTTTTCAGATGTAAGCCCGGCATCGGTTGTCCAAGTAAAGAACGAGCGGACCGCCGCCTTCAAGCGATGCACCGATGCCGGTGACCGTGCTCCCGAGTCTATGGTCAAAACCTCTGGCGAGGATAAAGTCCTGTCCAGCAGGCCCGGTGTCACATCTTGGCAGCAGAGTCCGGGCTGGAAGGATTCGGCTACACAGGCCACCAGTCGCAGATCCCGCCGGTATGCGGTCACCGTCCCTGCCGCTTTGTTTTCGGCCGACAGGTGGGAACAGAACCGCTCTATTGCCGCTTCCAGTCGATCACTGCTGTTCGGCATCGGTCACCTCCGTCTGCTTGCTGTGTCCCATCGGGGTGCTCTTGGGCAGCGGAAGCTCATCGATAAGTCCGGTATCCTTGGCCCAGACCAGCATCATCCGGAATACGCGGATGGTCTTGGCGACGGTTCTTTCGGCCCGGGCATTGCCATTTCCGAGCTTCAGCAGCGAATCGCATTTGAGGAACTTTCCAACCTGAGTGATACGCAGCTCCTGAATCTTCTTGTCTTTGCCAAAGTATCCCTCGATGAGATCGAGGTCCTTCCGGTAGGTGTAGAGCGTCCGCTCCTTTTTGCCGTTCTCCCGAAGATGGTTGATGAAGGCGGCTGTGGTTTCATGAATGGTCATTTCTGTCATGGCATTAACTCCTTTGTTTTTGAAGCCGGTGGCTTAACCCAGAAACTCATCGATTTGCTGGAGCAGCTCTTCGACATGCCCGAGCGAGCCGACATGCGCCCAGTTGATATTCGATTGCCCGGCATCTGCGGCCAGCTTCTTTTGAATCCGCTGGATGTACTCGGAAATGTTGTCCTGGCGCTTTTTGTAGGCCGTTCTGGCGTCGTCGCTGTTTTTTACCTGTTTCATGGGGCGTCTCCTGCTTCGGTTTATGGTTCTGCGGGACCGTCCCGCGTCATGTCCAATGACGCTTATATCCCCTTGGAAATCAAGTGTTTGCAGAGATGTTTCTGCATTAATTCAACAACCCTAAAACAAAGGAGCGCAACATGTTAAAGAAAGCACTCGAATGGGTAATCCCATTGACGCTGGCCGGTATGGTTGCTGGCTGCGCCACGTACAGGCCGCCTGAGCAGATTCAGTCGGCAACATCCACCCTGAACCGCTACACCCCGGAATATGTCCGGGAGGCAAACAAGGCTCTGGTCGAATCCAACCACCCGGATGCAGAGCGTCTGGTCGGAATCGGCCTGCGTCTGCAGAAGGCCATTGATTCACTGGATAGCTGGGCGAACACAAATCCGGAGGACAGTGAACAATGAAACAAATACTCGAACAAAACAGCGATGTGATCCGGGAGGCAGGACAGGCGCTGGTCGATATCGGCTCCGAGCTGGCGGCCGGGCGCATAGACGACGCATTCGAACGTATGGAAGCCGCCCGGCAGAAATACGTGGAATGGCAGGAACTCGATCGGGCCATTCTGGATATCGAAGAGGCTGTCAGTAACAGTACGAACACATTGGCGGTCCAGCAGATCCTCACAGAGCTGATCTCATCGGTTCTTGGGATTGCCATCCGCAAAGGAATGCATTGATGGGTGTCTCTGATAAGGAGCGCAGGCTGGCCGCAACACTCCGTGACCCGGTCTTGTGGGGACAAGCATATCTCTACAACCGGGACGGTTCGGCACGGTCGTATTGGGACCATCAGAAGGAAGACCTCCGCTGCTCCCACAAAAACATCATCCACCTCGATGGCCGAGACGTTGGCAAGAGCATCGTTTTGTCGACGGATGCACTGCACTATGCCTTCACGACTCGTGGCGGAAAGGGATTGATTGCCGCTCCTCATCAGGGACATCTCGACACCGTAATCGAAGAAATCGAGTACCAGCTGGATCACAATGAAGACTTGATGAACAGCATTGCCATCTCGAAATACGGTAAACCCAAAATCACCCGGAAGCCATACTTCCGACTGGAGTTTACCAATGGCTCCGTGATCTATTTCCGTCCGGCCGGTGCGTATGGCGATGCATTCCGCTCGCTTCATGTAGACCGGGTTTGGGTAGATGAAGGCGCGTGGCTTTCCGAGCGTGCATGGAAGGCGCTCAGACAATGCCTTAAAACAGGCGGCCGTCTGAAAATCTATTCCACGCCCAACGGCCTGCGAAACACCACCTACTATCGACTGACCATGTCGGAACAGTTCAAAGTGTTCCGCTGGGCATCGTGGCTCAATCCGTTCTGGACTGCTGAGCGTGAATCGGAGCTGCTGGAGTTTTATGGCGGCAAAGATACCTCGGGCTGGCAGCATGAGGTTGCCGGGGAACACGGGAAGCCTTCCTATGGAACATTCAATGTCGAGCAGTTCAATCTCTGCCGACAGGAATTGCTGGAATATCAGAAGGTCACCATTACCGATACCGAGCTGCGTGATTGTGAAACGGAGGAAGCCGCCTATGACCGGCTTGAACTGCTGCTCAACCTCATGCCTCGAACAGGTATGTTCTGGATTGGCGGTGACCTTGGATATACAAATGACCCGACTGAACTGGTGGTTTTTCAAGAAGCCGAGGTGGGTGATCGCAATATCCTGAAGCTCGTTCTGCGCATTCACATGGAGCATGTTTCCTATCCGCACATCGCCCAGATCATCGCGCTGCTGGAGCGTTATTACACCCCGGCGGGGATCGGCGTGGACAACGGCGGCAACGGTCTGGCGGTGGTTCAGGAATTGCTCACCCTGGATAAGTACAAAGGGCTGGAGCTGGAAGGCAGGCTCAAGGGATACGACTTCGGCGGCATGACCCGGCTCACCGTCCGCGACGGCAAGGAAATCAAAAAGCGGACAAAGGAACTGATGACCAGCCTGATCAACGGTGCCCTCCAGCGCAAACAGATCATCTTCCCATCAGACGATCTGGAAATTGAAGACCAGTTCACCACCCAGACTTACACCCTGCGGGACGGTAAGATCATCTACTCCAAAGGGAACGACCATATCATCGACGCGGTCCGTTGCGCCATGCTCATTCGGGAGCAAGGCAACCTCGACCTTGCCGGTGAAGAGACCGTTTGGCTCAAGCCTGTTCTGACAGAGCCGGTCTTTATTTAACCAGCCGTTCCGACGTTTTTCCTCTCTATCCGGTAAGTAACCCCAGTGTTGCCGAGATCGCCCCACAGCGGGGAGATGTGCGGCCGTTAAACCGGAAATAACCCGAGAGGATTACGTGGATACAAACGCCCAGCCAGATACCGAGCAGCCTGATAACGAATCCAATGGATACGCCATTGTGCCTATGGCTGCAGCGGCAGCCCTCGACGCATCTGCCTTTAGTAAGGTAAACGCGTCGGACGCGGTTCCGGCTACATGGGAAGAGCGAGCCAGAAAGGCTTGGGAATACTATGTCGAAGAGCCGCTGGTAAAAAACTGTGTCAATTCATGGCGAACCTTTGCGGTCGGTGATGAAATCAAAATCACCAGCGATGACGAGACCCTCAAGGAGCAGGCTCTGGAGGCCGCCTGGCGGCTGAACGTCTCGCAGTTCATCAAGGACATGGTTCTTCAGCTCCTGGTGAAAGGCGATGCCGTTGGATTCAAGCGCTATGCAACTTCCGGTCAGGACATCGAGGAAGTGGTATGCGTCAATCCGGTTTCGGTGAAGGTGAAGTATGCCCAAGGTGAGCTCATCGAAGCCAAGCAATATGCCGAAGATTCAGGATCGGCCAGCGACCCCATCGACCTGCCGGTTGATCAGGTCATCCACTTGAAATGGGATGCTCCGGGGTTCTCGCCACGAGGAAACTCACTCGTTCTGCCCGCGTTTCAGGCCATTGAACTGCTGCGGGATTACCGACGGGCCGAACAGGCTATTGCAAAGCGCTGGGCGACTCCTTTCCGACTCCTTAAAGTGGGCGGCGCGTTTGGCCAGAAGATGGTGATGCCGGACCAGCGGATGCTGGAACAGGTCCGCGACATGGTCAACAAGATGGATATGAAAAGCGGCCTTGTGGTCCCGTTCTATGTGAATGTGGAAACTCACGGCACCGATGGACAGGTCCTCAATGTCGAGGACAAGGTCAAGGAGGTCAAAGAAGACATTGTGGTGGCGCTGGGCCTTTCCCGGTCCTTGGTGACCGGCGACGGTCCCAACTTTGCCACGGCCTCCGTCAGCATGCAGAAAATGATGGTCATGATCCGGGAGATCAAACAGGCCGCCCGTAAACTGCTCGATTGGGTCTTCGATGACTGGATGGAACTGAAAGGCCACGCCGACAAATCCCTGCAATTCATCTTCAATGACCTCGACCCAAGTGATGCCGTCGACTTTAA